GGTGGCGTTTTTGGCGGCGGCCTCTCTAATACAGGTGATCGACGAGATCAAGAGCAGACGAAAATAAATCAAAACGAAAGGGTAAACGATGCAAATAGAGGCGATGGACGTAACCAAAGAAGCGACGCGAGCGATAGCTCATACGAGCAAGACGATGAGCGAGGAGAAGCAAAAGCATATAGCGATGCGTATGCGGGAGATGGGGTTTACGAATGTGCGCATAACTGGCAACGGGGTCTACGGCTTCAGGCTAGGAGCGAGAGCCAAAGAGGCGCAAACGGCATAGTCATCAAAGACGAAGCCATAGAGTGCGAGGTGGTAGAGAGTGGCGGGCTAAATTTAAGCGGCGCGGGCGAAGCAAATTTGCCCGCTACCCTTTGCTTGCCTCAAACAAAGACCGACGCGCAGATCAGGGTCGAACTCTCAAAAACCAAAAAAGGCCTTGAAGCCCAGCAAAAAGAGATGATCCTAAAAGAATACGCAAGAGCAAAGGCTAAAGGCGTAAAAGTAGCCCAATTTATAGAGTACATCAACTCCAATAGGATGTACTGCATAAATTTGACTCAGAACAAGCTATTTGCGTGGCAAAGAGTATATGAAGCCGAGGGCATAGAGGGACTCATAGACGGACGAGCCTCGCACAAGCAAAGCCAAATTGAGGCTTACGAGGTAGAAGATAAGCTAATAGAGCTCATCTACGCCTCAAACAAGCGCATAGATGCGGCGTCTATATGCCAAAAACTAAACGAATATCTAGCCGTAAAAGACGCGCTGGACGTGGATTTGCTAGCAAATACCTACGCAAAAAGAAAGACTCCTATAACCGTAAGCGCCGTATATCGCTATGTGCAAAAATGGCGCATCGATAATCCGGTAGCCGACGCCGTAAGAAGACACGGCGTAGACAAGGCAAGAGGCATGAAACAGCCCGCGATCGGCGATATGAGCTGGAATATCACGAGCATAAATCAGGTCGTGGAAATAGACGCCACGAGCCTTGATATGATCTGCATAAATACGACCTTAGCAAAGATGCTAGGTATGAGCGAAGACGATGCCAAGAAGCTACAAAAGAGATTTTGCATTATCTCTATCATAGACGTATATAGCCACGTAAGAGTATACCAGATGTGCGAGAGCGAAAACTCGCTTGCGGTGCAAAGGTGTCTGGCTAAATACATACTTCGCTACGGTAAACCGGCCGTAATCCGCGGCGATAACGGCAAGGCCTTTTTGTCTGACGCCGTGCAAAGCGCCGTTAGGGAGCTTGGCATCGAGTATCACGCCGTGACGCCTTATAGCGGATGGAAAAAGCCGTTCGTGGAGCGAAATTTCGGCGTATTACAAAGCAACTTTACGGCCGCGCTAGCCGGATATATAGGAAGCTGCGTCGCCGAGCGCGTAGGGCTTGAGGGTCTATACGGCAAGGCTGATAAAAGAGCCAAAAGGGGCGAAAAGACCCGCCTAGAAAACCTCATGAGCCTAGAAGAAGTAACCGCGCTGCTTGATATGTATGCAGAGGGCACGATCAACAATACGGCTTTTGGCAAAGATAAAAAGCTGCCTAGAGAACTATACGACGAAAAAGTAGAAGAAGCCGTATATATGCACGAATACGAGGTTATGGCTCTAGTCGGAGGCATAAAGACCGTAAAAGGCGGCAACAAAAAAGGCATCCAGTATCTAGGTGATACATACGTGTTCTCGGGGCTGTTTAGATATAGCCAAATTTCGTTTTCTATAAACCTAAATAACATATCTCAACTTTTCGTATTCAATGAAAAGCGCGAATTTGTAGGTATGGCCGTAAGTAGCAAGGAAGGCGTAACCAAAGAGCAAGCCAAAGCCGAAGTAAAACTCTTTGAAAAAGAGCTAAGAGACGCGCAAAAACGAGTAGAAAAAGCAAGAGTCGCTATGAGTAAAGACAAGGTAGGAGCGATCAAGGTATCTTACGAGCATCTGCCTCGCGCTAAATATCCTATGCCTAGGGCGGCAAACAACGCAGTAGGCGAGATGATAAAAACTCAGGCTGAAAAAGCGGCGAATTTAATGAGAAACGGCCAAATAAGCGACGCAATGATACAAAACGCCTCTAAACCTAAAAAGGAAAAGAGAAGCGGCGGATACGTCGAAAATATGATGCGAAAAAGAGCCTAAATTTAAAGGCTTTTTAAAGGCGTTAAATACGTATTAAACGCGTTTTTAAACGCTTTTAAAAAACCTTAAAAAATCTAAAAAAGGAGTGAAAATGGATCTAGAACTCGTAAGATCCGAGTTAAGAAGCTTTATCAAGCAAACCTCGACTTCTCAAAGCGCCATAGCGCGCGCCGTAGGCGTAAGCCCTACCCAGATAAGCCAGTTTTTAAACGGGAAGTATCCGGGCGATAATGAAGGCCTCGCCTCGGATATAGTAAAAGTAATGAGAAATCATAACCAAAAAGCGCTTAAAAAAAGCAAAGAGGCGCCAACAGACGGTGAATTCGCGCCGTATTTGACTCATGATTTTTCAAGTGCGATGTTCGTCATAGACGATACGATAGAAGATCGCGAGATGGCCGTCGTCTACGGAGAGCCCGGTACCGGCAAAAGCGTCATAATGAAGGCCGCAAAACAAAAGTATCCTAACGCCGTGCTTATAGAGGCTACGCTAAACACTAATGCCGCAGCGTTCTTGGATGAGCTACTGCTAAAGCTAAATTTGAGCGTATCGGGCAAAAAGGCGAGCGATAAGCATAGGGCTATCGTCGACTTTTTAAATAAGCCCAATACCGACAAGGTGATCTTGGTAGACGAGGCTGAGCATCTAAGCGTAAGGAGTCTTGAGGACTTGCGCCGCATCTACGACTTTACGGGAACTCCGATCGTGCTATGCGGAACATATATCCTCATCAAAAACCTACGCGGCAAAAACGGCGAGCTAAAGCAGCTATACAGCAGAATCTGCGGCAAATGGGTGATGCAAGGACTAAGCCGCGAGGAGTGCGAGCAAATTTTTCAAAATCCATACGTCTTTAAGTGGAGCGAAAATCCCAACGGCTATGCGAATTTCAGGATTAGCGCAAAGCTATATAAAAAAGCTTTAAAGCTAGCTCGCGCCCAAAACACCGAGGTGGATGAGGATACGGTAGAAGACGCTAGCGAGATGATGATACTAGGCGACGAGTAAAAAATGACGCTAAACCAGATCGCTCAAATCCTAGGCCTAAGTACCGAGCGCGTGCGCCAGATAGAGCGCAGCGCCCTAGCAAAGCTAGCTCACCCTAGAAACCGCAAAAAATGGGAAGAGATCAAGGAAACGATGGCGATGATACAGCGGGACGAGGCAAGAAGGGGCGCCGGGGAAGCAAGAAGCTATCTGGGGGAGGATTAAAAGGGGAACCCGCCGTAAGGCAGGGCTTTAGAGGGGTCGAGGGGATAAAATCCCTCGCCGCAGTCCGGGCTTGCTCGGACAAGGAGTAAGTATGATACGAGGACTAAAAGCAAATTACTCAAGGAAATTTTACGAAGTAGACGGCGAATATATCTGCATAAAGGGGACCAAAATCGCCGTCGATACTATCAAAATTTAAGTGTTTAACGAGCCGCCCGCGGGCGGTTTGATTAAGCATTTAACGAGCTCATACAATGCTGGTAAAAATAGAAAAAGTCGAGCGAAAGCTCTAACCAAACAACGCAAGGAGACAAAAATGGAACCGCAAATCGTAAGTAAAGATGTAGACGTCCTGGTCGAATGCCTAAGAAGTCTAGGAGCGGGCGCACTGCTAAGCCAAACCGCCAATAACCTAAAAGAGGCCATCAGCGCCGTAAAAGCTACGGGCAAAGCCGCTAGCGTGAGTATAAAGCTAAACATTAAGCCCGATACCAACTCAGAGGGCGAGATCATAGTTTTCGGTACTACGGGCGTAAATTTACCAAAAGAGCCTATCAGGACGAGATTTTATGTTTCAGAGAACCTACTGCCGGTGCGCAATGCGCCTAACCAACTCGTAATGAGTATGTAATTTGCATATAAAGGATAACAAATGTCAGAAGAAAAGAGTAAATACGTAGTGCCTAGCATAGTGCTAGACGAAGATAAAAGAGCCATACTAAGACACCAAGACTACGGAATATCCGAGGTTTTGCTAAAAGAACCGCTTCGCAACAAATATACCGTAGACGCTCTTGACGTAGATAGCTTCGTTGATCTCGTCAATGAATACAAAGAACCGAGCACAAAACTATTTTTTGACGACAAGAGCATAAAGTGCGTCGTAGATTTCAACTCCAAAGATAAAGCCGAGTTTTGCGAAAAACGCATAAATTTAGGCTTAGGCGTTACGCCATTTTTTAAGGCCTTTGAAGAGAGCGTAGGCAAAAACCTAGGTCAGCGCGACTTCGTATTTTTGCTTAAAAGCCTATTTGCGTACATTACCGCCATAGACGGCAAGCCAAACGACAATATGGACGTAATCGAGCTAGCAGAGAGCCTGCAAGCGGTCAAGAAATTTGACAGCGTGCAAAAGAACGCGAGCTCAAAAATCAGCCTAGACGTCGAGATCAAATCGGGCGCAAAAGAGACTATCCAGATGCCAAAAAACATCACTTTCACGTTACCGGTTTACGAGGCAGATACACAGATCAGGGGCGAATTTGAGTGTGAGCTTTTCGTAACTATCGACGAAGAGAAATTCGGCCTAAAGCTAGTGTGCTATACGGCCGAGGCTTCAAGACGCGAGGTGCTAAGCAAGATAGTATCAAAGATCAGCCAAAAGTGCGAGGGCGTTAAGGCCTTTAAGGCAAGCATAAATTGATTTTTCGGGAGCTCTGCGGAGCTTCCTATAAAGTCAAATTTAAAGAAAGGAGAACGAGTGAAACAAACGATGAGAATGGTCTACGTCGCTACACCCTACGCGGGATTAAATGTAAGCGATATAAATAGGCCTTTTGCCGCTAAAAAGCTTGCTATAGCCGAGTGCCAAAAGGTTATAAAAGCGGGCTATATCCCGATAAGTCCGGTGCTAGCTTTCGGCGAGATATTCGACGAGAGCGCGGATAGAGAAAAAGCTATAAACGCCGGGCTTGAACTGCTTAGCCACTGCTCTTATATCTATTTCTCGACTCATGCCGACGCGGCTAGATCGCAGGGCATGAAAAAAGAGCGCGAATACGCTAACGAGTTAGGGCTTACCGAGCTTGATTTTTCGCAAAATCAAACCTCGCAAGGGCTATTTGAAGAATGCCAATAGCATTCAAAAACCACAAAAAAGCTAAAGAGAATTTGGCGATATGTACGATCTACGGATACGTAACAAAACTCAAATTTGCGATGAAATTTAAAATCTTAGAAAGGAGAATAGCAAATGATGAAATCTGTATCTATGCTAGCGGGGCTAAGCCTAGCGTTGGGCGATACGAGCGTGCTAGGCGGCGCGCCGATGCTAACGCCGACCAAAGCAAGAAAAAGTAAAGCGGCCTTTGTAAAAAGCGCGGTAACCCCCGGCGCAAAACACAAAAGCCAAACAGTAAGAGCGAACAGAAGAAAAGCAAAAATAAGGAGCAAAAGATGGAAATAAAAACATTTACGGACGTAGACAGCGCGCTAAAGCGCATTTGCGAGCTTGAGGTGGCGCTTGCGGACATAAACGGCGAGATAACCCTAAAATGCAACGAGATAAAAGACTCAAGAAAGGCGCAAGTAGAAAAGCTCGATAACGAGAAAAAGTATATCGAGAGTCAAATAACGGCGTTTTGCGAGGAAAACAAGGCCGAATTCGCCGAAAAGCGCAGCAAAGAATTTACCTTCGGAAAGATAGGCTACAAGCTAAGCAAAAGCGTATCCTTGCCGCGCATAAAAGAGAAAGTAGAAAAGCTCATAAAGGCGCTAAAAAGCTATAAGCTCGAGGAGTGCATAACATACGAAGAGACCATAAACAAAGATGCTATCGTAGAACTAGGAGACGCCGAGCTCGTTAAACTAGGTCTTAAGCGCGTCGTAAAGGATAACTTCCGTATAGAAACCAAGATAGAGAATTTGCAAAGCGCAAACGTCTAAATTTAAAGGGCTTTAAGCCCTTTAAAGAGCGTTTTAAACGGTTTTAAACGTTCTTTAAAAGGTTTAAATTTTTGAAAGGAGCAAGTATGACGAACGAACAGTTTGACGAGATCAAAGAGCTGCTAAAGCTCTATAGGAAACGAAAGTCCACGACTATAAAGAAGTGCAAAGAGGAGTTTAGCAAGCGCTTTTATGATGCGTTTTTGGACTATCAAGAAAATCTTGATAGGTATTCGCATTCGGCATTTTTGTCGCAAGATCCGCCTCAATACTATATCGACTCGCTTTGTTTTTTGGCCGTAGTCGCTATCAATGCGGGGCACGCAGATGGAGTATTTTGCTGCGATAATAGTTTTTATGCGATATCTACTAGCGTCAGGCGGATATTTGACGAGATAGCCAAGCGCGGACTAAATCCGTACGAGTGTATGAAAAAATTTATAAAGGAGAAATCATGCTAAGTTTTTTTACTTGGGGGCTGATACTAAATTTTTATGCCGCGGTCATTACTACCGGCTTGCTGTGGGCAATAAAAGCCAAAAGAGACGAGAAAAAGGATAAGGCTACGGCAATGGCCGGAATCATCGCGCTTACTTTGATACCTTACGTAATGGCCATTATTTGCCTATTTTTTATCATCGAGCTTGCCGTCTGCAAATTCGACTACGAAGAATACAAAAAGCAAAACCGCAAGGAAGATTAAAGGGCTTTAAGCCCTTTAAAAAGCCTTTTTAAACGACATTAAAGGCTTTTTAAAAGGTTTAAATTTAAGGAAAAACAATGGCTATTTTATTGTCCGTAAAGCCCAAATTTGCAGAAATGATACTCGACGGCACAAAACGAGTAGAATACAGAAAGGCGTTAGCGTCCGTCGCTAACGACAGGATATTTTTGTACGCTACGGCGCCGATAAAAAAGGTAGTCGGCGAAGTAAAAGTAAAAAGAGCCGATAGATGCGAAAACAAAGAAGCGGTGTGGGCTTGCTATTTGGACTGCTCTGGAATCACCAAAGAAGAATTTGACGAATACTTTAAGGATAAAAAATATGCTTCTTGGTATTTTTTAGAAGAGCCGATCAGATACAAAAAACCTCAAAACATAAGATATTTCGGAGTAAAAACGGCTCCTAGAAATTTCGTATATCTAAAGGATGCAAATGTCTGAACCAGCTCCCGGTATCGCAAAATATCAGCTCGTCCAAAGGCTGGCCAAATACGGTATAGACGGCATAATCGACATCAAACTACTAAAGTGGGCAAAGATTAACGGTATAAATTTGCATTTCGTCTTTTCGCACCCTGCCGCAAAGCATACCTTTGAGCTAAGCAAGGAAAACATTAAGGCTAGGCTTAGAGAGTTTTGGGCCGATAATCTTGCCGCGATCAAGGAAGCGGGTATCATGTTTCGCGACATAAGCTGCGAGGTGATCTACCGCCTGCCGCGCGATACGCAAGCTATGCAAGAAGAAAAGAAGCCCTATGAGGAGCCAAGTAACGGCAGCTTTGAAAACAGAGCCAAAAACCCGTCTATAAGGCTGGGGTTTGAGCGCATAAGAAAAGCGATACTAGCCGATCTGGAAAGCGGCAAGAGCGTGTATGCCGCAGACGCGATATGAAATACCATAGATATATTTTTGCGGCGAGGAGTAAAAATGAGAGAGATTGAATATAGGGTTTGGGACGAAATCGAAAGAGAGATGTATATCGTAGAAGAGATAAATTTTCCTTTTAAAACGGCAACGGTCATAAAGAGAAAAAACGAAAGGGCGCTTAGGGTATATTTTCACACTCGCGAAGTTAAGCTTATGCAATACATCGGCTCAAAAGATAGAAACGGCGTAAAAATTTACGAGGATGACGTCATCCGTCACCATAGCAACAAAGATAAAACCGACTATATAATCAAGTGGCACGACGCAAGCTTTGGTTTTATCGCAAGGCCAATAAAAGAAAAGCCGGGACGCCCGCACCTAAATCAAGCCACGATGCTTAGCTATGAAGTCGTCGGCAATATCTACAAAAACCCGGAACTTTTAAGAGGGGAATAAGAATGACCAAAAACCAAGACCTCTATAGAAAGCAGCTTCTAACGATCATACATACGGATCCGCTATATAAAGAAATCAAGCGCAACCACGCGTGGCAAGACTGGCTAAGGCTGCGTTTCGGCGTCGAAAGCTCAAAGGATCTTAGTATCGGCGAGCTAAACACGGCCGTAAATATCTTGCGCGGCAAGTGCGAGGATAGGCTAAATTTTACGCCCGATTTTGCGGGACGAAACCTAGCAAAGCCCGATAAAATTACGCAAAAACAGATCAAAAAAATAGAAATTTTGATAAACGAACTGGGCTGGGACGAGCCTGCGAGGCTTAGATTTTTTTACAGGCAAACGGGCTGCCTAGTACCCAATACATACATGCTCGATAAAAAAAGAGCAAACAAGATAATCACGGGGCTTGAGGCCGTAATCAAAACCGAGAGAGCCAAAGCTCGAGGCTAAAAAGACTTTAAAATTTTAAAAATATGCGCTAAAATCGGCCTAGAAATATAAAATTTGGGAGGTTTTGGCGTGTTTTGTCCGTATTGCGGAAACGAAAAAACAAGAGTAATGACGACTATAAAAAGCTTGCAGAATAAACGCTACCGTATGTGCGAAAAGTGCGGCAAAAGCTTTCCTACCATAGAAGCTGTATTTTTTGACGAATACTGGAAAGTATATGCCAAGGATACGGCCAAAAAAGGCGAAATGAGGAGTTTGTTCGATGAATAGAGACACGCTGCTATATCATCTGCTGAAGTCTAAAGCCGACAAAAACAAGACCCCCGAAGAGATTATAGACGAGTTTATAAGGCAGCACTCCAAGATAGCCGGCAAGCAGCTAGAAGAGCAGCTTGCCAATCTTCTCATCTTCATCAGCCAAAACTACGATATGGATAAAGATGCGCTAAAGCAGCTCGTAGACTCTAAAATTTCAGCCCTAGGCATAAGCGTAAACCCTATAAACCTAGAAGAAACCTACAAAAAACTATCCTTGCAAGGCGTAAGTATCGGCATAGCATTTGATAGAATAGATATGCAAGCTATCGAGTCTATGCGCAATAACTTCCACTGGATGAGGAGCGAATTTAACGATAAATTTCAATCAAGACTAATGGACATCACCCAAAAAGTCTTTGAGGGGGAGATCCCTCGCGCCCAGATGGCTGCCAAACTAAAAGAGGAATTTTCGCAAGAGCTAAAAATGGATATGAGCTACTTTGAGGGAGTGAGCGATCACATCATATCTCAAAGCCAAAACATAGCCATGGTAAATCAGGCTAGAAAGTACGATGCGCCTTTTTATAAGGTAGTAGCCATAATGGACTCTAAAACTTCAGATATTTGCCGCTCTATGAACGGGCGAGTGATACCGGCCGAGCATCTAGAAAGACAAGCAAACGCTATCACCGCAGCAAAAAGCATGGCGGCTAAAAAAGCGGCCGCCGTATGGAGAACTGCGCCCTATCTTGGCAGAAGCGACAAGATGGACGCAAATTTCGGACTTCCGCCCTATCATTTCCGCTGCCGCACCGAAGTAGTACCTGTTTGGGTAGACGAATACGAGATCGAGGGTGTTAAAATGAAAGCTACGCAAGCGCCCGGCAAAGATGAAGTCTTAAGGCATATCGATAAGACGGGGGTGGAGAGGATACTAGACGGCAAAGCAGCAAACGGCGAACACGGCCTAAAATATAGGCTACAAAAAGACGGTAATTTAAGGCAAGACATTATAAAGGCGCTAAATTCGATAGTCGCCATCGCTCCCAAAAAAGGTGAAGCTAACAAGATGAACGCCATAAGCCAAAACGGATATTTTCTGGTATTTGACGGCGTAAGGCTGGTAACGGCGTATAAACACGATGATATAAAAGAGTATTTTAAGAAACAAAGTGTAACATTAAAACAAGAGATCATAAAAAGATGGTGGCAAGAATGAGAGAGTTTATTTTATACGTAGATACCGCAGAATGGGGTATATACGCCAAGGGTTATGAGCTTTGGGGTAACAAAGACTACGACAAAAAACGCAACAAAAAATACATGTTTGCTACTCTTTGCGTAAAAGATGGACTGATTATGGGTTTTTTTGATATATCTATCGATGACGAAACTATAAAAATAGCCAAAAATGATGAGTTGATGCAAGAAACCTGCGAGTTTGAAGTTCTTATACATGATAAATTTAAAGAGCGCTTTAGTGGCACTTTTGTAGACGCATTAAAATACGCTCAAAAGACATTTAAATGAATTTTAAAAGACATTTAAAAAACTTCCTTTTTCGTATAGGTCAAGGTATCGTCCTAAAAGCAAAATACATAGCTCCTATAAAAACGGGCAACCTCAAAAAAGACATTCAAGTATTTGACGACCGTATCGAAAACTTTGAAATAGAGGTAGGAAACACAAGGCTTGCCCCATACGCAAAATTCGTTCACGACGGTACCGCTCCCCACGTCATAAAACCCAAAAAGATGAAAGCCCTAGCAAACGTAAAGACCGGGCAAATGTTCGGTAAAAAGGTAAACCACCCGGGCACGAAAGCAAATCCGTATCTTCTAAACGCCGCAGAGGACTTTTTTGACTCGCAAGACTTCGCGGCGGCTAAGCGCTCACTAGCCCAAAAGCTAGGCGAAGAGGTAGCAAGAGATATAAGAGCCTCTTTGCGCAGGAGCTAAATTTGAAAGCTATCGCGGTGCTTTTCCTGGCTTGTAATCTACTTTTTGGCTTTTCCGCTAAAGTTGTCAAGGTAAGCGACGGCGACACGATAACCGTGCTAACGCCAAACAAAGAGAGTATAAAAGTAAGGCTCTACGGCATAGATGCACCAGAAACCAAACAAGACTTCGGCAAAGCTTCAAAACAGTATCTTTCAAGTCTAATAGTAGGTAAGATCGTGGAAGTAAAAAGCGGCGGTAAAGATAGATACGGCAGAGTTTTAGGCACGATCTATCTAGGCAGCACGGATATAAATGCTAAAACGGTCGAAGAAGGTTATGCCTGGGCTTTCGTCAAATACTCCAAAATTTATGCCGCGCAGCAATCAAAGGCCGTGAAAAACAAAGCCGGACTTTGGCGGCAAAAAGATCCGCAAGCTCCTTGGGATTTTAGAAAAGCTAAGAAAAAGCGAAAATAACGCTAAATTTAATCAAAAAAAGATATAATCGCGACACGTTCCGAAAAGAGGCGCTGCGCGCTAAATTTCGCTAAGAGCGGAGCCGCCCGGCTTCGCTTGGATTATATTATAATCGCCCCTCCGCCTTTGCGTTTAATAACCGCTTGAATGTTTCTGCACGCTAGAGCCAATGCCCAAAACCTATCGGCGTGTCCGTATTCGTTCCTTTTTGCGTCGTATTTGAAGCTTTTTACTCCAGCCATGCGTTTAATTGCGTGAAGATCGGCGATAAGCAGCGGATCGTTTGGTATCTTGATGCGCTTGTCCTCAAATAGCTTTTTCAAATTTAGCGCCATTTCTTCCTTGGCGGGCGCGGTAAAATATACGCCGCTTATTCTACTTTTGAATTTAGCGTACATGGTTTCGGCCAAATTTAGCCCGATACCGGTCTTGTCGATATTTAGCACGGCAAGCGGATAGGTGCGCATATGCGCGCTCAAGACGTCCTCTTGCTCTTTAAATTTGGCTTTTGCGTAGATCTCCATCATCGCTACCTCATAGGTATTTTCTACGCTTTTGACGCAAGCAAGGCTCGAGCGGTCGTTTACGCGGCCTATATCGTAGCCGCAAAGAAGCGGGGTGTCGCTCGTAGGCTGATAGTATCCGAATTTGCTATCCACGCAAGACTTGATAAGATTGATCGAAAGCAGGCTGTTTTCGTCGTCGATAAATACGCACTCGTAAGCGCTAGCCCAAGTATCTGCATCAAACAGCGCCCGCATGGTCTCAAGGTCAAACTCGAGCCCGTCTGCCATCGCGTCGTAAATGCTAACCCTAAAACGCTCAAACATCTTGTATTTTGACTCGTCCGTAAATAGCTCGTGGAATAGCGAGCGCTCCTCAAACGGAGTAGATAGTATCGTTAGACGCCCCTTGACCGCGCCTATACTAGGCACGAAGGCGTGCCAAATCTTTTTCGAGTTTGGATACCAGGCAAACTCGTCCATCCAGATGTCGCCGGTGAAACCTTGCACGGTGCGGAAGTTGTGCGCCAAAGCCTTGATGATTGCGCCGTTTTCAAGGGTGATCTCGGTTTCGCTATCTTTGGCAAGAGGTATGCCGAATTTTTGCGCCCAAAAACGCATATATCTCATCAAGATAAGCGCCTGTTCTTCAGATGCCGACAAAAACAGCTGATTGCGGCCGCCTACGGCTCCTACTAGAGCGTCTGCCGCAGCTACGTAGCTAAAGCCGATTTGACGAGATTTTAGCACTATCCTAAACTGGGCGTCGGAGCTCATAAATTTAGCCTGATATGCAAATAATCCGCCCTCTTTTAATATGCTTTGCCTTAGCTCGCTTGCCGCCTTGTCCAAATTTACGGGCGGGCGCACGTAGGCCTTGGCCTCTTTCTTCTTTTTATCTTCGCCCGTTAGCTTATTTAGCGCCACCACTAGATCGGCTAGCATCGCAGTCTCTTCGCTAGTTATATCTTGCTTTGAGCTTAGCGCCTCGATTTTTCCGTGCAAAGAATTTATGGCGTTTTCTATGCTCGCTTCATACTTTTTTGCTTCATTCGCCCACTTGGTTAGCGTGGGGCGCGATACTTTCATCTGCTGCGCCACCAAAACGCAGCTCACCCCGCTAGCTAGCAAATTTATACACTCTTCTTTAAATTCTTTCGTATAAGCCATTTTAAGCCCTTTAAAATTGTTTTTAATACTCTGGTTAGGCTAAAGCCTTTTAAACGTTTTTAAACGCCTTTTAAAAGCGTTTAAAGGGGTGTTTATAAATTCTTTTGCCACCCTAAAATACTTCTTGCCTCATCTACGGTTATGATGCCTCTGCCGACAAGCTCGGTAACTATCGCGCCGTCGTCCTTAAAATTCGTGACGTCTACGGCTTTTAGCACTACTTTGATGCCTACGCTTTCAAAAAAGCCCTCGATAAGCTCGATCTTTGGTTTGATCTCTATCTCGTTGAATTGTTGAAGCTGTCCGATTAGCTCGCCGCCTCCGCCAAGTCCGCCCGCATCCATAATGCCAAGCAGTCTAGGCGGTATACCGTGGGCGGCGGCTATCTCGTCTCTAGTTACCTTTTTGAGCTTCTCAAAACTTATGTCTTCAACTCCGCCCAGTTTTTCAAATCTGATTTTTCCCTCTTTATCGCCTACTCCGCCGCCCGTGTAAGCTAGTAGTGTCTTGTGAGCGTTACCGCTACCCTTAAAGTTTGAACTAAAAAAGCTCTTATAAGTTTCGATCTGCTGCTGGCTTGGCTCGTTATTTTCGTGGACTATGGCAAGATCGGGTCTAGCGCCGTTTTGAAAAAAGGCGTAGTTGTAATTGTCGGCCTCTTTGTTTGTTAAAATCCCGAGCATCGTAGCAAGATAATCGGGCTCCCCGTAAAACCTAGAGCTTGGGGAGTAATACTTCAGGTAAAAGCCGTCTAGCTTTTGCTTTTGCCCGGTCCTGCTAAGTTGAAACATCTCTCTGGCTAAATTCGTGCGCCACTCGACGGCGGGGATGTTGTATAGATAGTACCTGCTTGCGGTGCCGGCTTTTTCCACGGGAGCGTTTCCGTAAAGCTCAAGGTTGTAGCAAAACTCAAATAAAAAAGACTTTGCCGAAACGCCCGGCGGTAGAAATTTAGCTATCTGGCTTTCCTCTATTTCTATTTGGCTAAGCATTCCGGCCTTGATCTTGATCGCCCGGCGATGATATACGTTTGCGTAGTGAAGCGCAAGCAGATTTTCAAAACTTATAAAAGGCTCTATCAGTCCGCCGCTTTCTTCATCGTGAGCTACTTGCGTACTATCCACGCTTGATTTAAAAACATGTTCGTTCATTTTTCCTCTTTTTGCGTTTTTCGTAATTTTACAAAGAATATTTTTGCTTCAAATACTATATAGCGGGCATCGGCGAAATAACTTTTTTTAAAAATCCATAAAATTGCCGTATCAAACCACGACAAGGAGAGGCGATGAGCAAGAGGCTAAAAAATTTAAACATCACTCATATTTCGCTCGTAAAAGCCGGAGCTAATAAAAAGAACATCATTTATAAAAGCTCCGACGCACAAACGAACTATGAAAAAGACGTCGTATTCGCTAAGCGAGACGACGAGAAAGGAATCGTGTACGGCATCGTCTATTCGCCGGGCGAAGTAGACACCCAGGGCGATTTTGCCGACGCGGCCGAAATCGAAAAAGCGGCGTACGCGTTTATGAAAGGGCTAAACGGCGGTAACGTAGACCGCGATCACAATTTCAAGCCAGACGGCGCATACGTTGCCGAAAGCTGGATACTACGCAAGGGCGACGCGCTTTTTCCTAACGAAAAAGAGGGAAGCTGGGCGGTAGCCATCAAGCTTGAGAGCGACGAGCTTAAAAATGCCGTTAAAAAAGGCGAGATAGCGGGCCTTTCTATGGCCGGAACCGGAGTGCGCGAGGATATGGAAAAAAGCGAATCTAAAAACGGTATTGCCGACGCCATTACCAAAGGCTTTAACGCTTTATTTGAGAAATTTACGAACCAAAAAGGAGAGAACATGAATAAAAACGACGTTCCAAATCAAGACGCCAAGATACAAAAAGCGATTGAAGAGGGATTTAAAAAGATGGACGAGAGCCTAAGCGCGCTTGAAAAACGTATCGACGAGCTCGAAAAGGTCGCAAAATCCAGCAAACAAAACGAAGACGTAACTAAAACAGACGAGATAGAGGGGGTACTATGAAAAGACTGCAAGACATCGCAAAAGCAAGGGGAAATATGAGCGCGGCGGATATGTACGCCGACGGACATTTAACCCCGGAACAATCTAGAAAAATGATCTCTACGATCATTGAAAAAAATCAGTTTTTGCAAAAAATCACTATAGATAAGACCAAAAAGCTTCAAAAGACCTTTGATATTTGGAGCCTGGCTAGCGGGATTTTAGTGAGGGTTAATCCGGGAAATAAACCTACTAGCGCCCAAAGAGAAAAGCTTGGTATAGGCTCGGTAAAGCTTGATAATAAAGTCGTGCAACTATGGGCTAGCATAACCCAAGATACGCTTGAAGATAACGCCGATAATCCGAAATTCGAGACTGAAACATTTGCCGAGTTTGATAAGGCGTTTTCAAACGACCTTCAAAACCTCGGCATGATAGGCGCGAAAGACGACTACGATCAGGAAAAATTTGAAAACCTCAATAAAGGCTGGTTTACGCTTGCTAAAGAAAATTCACAGGTAACTAAGCTGGAGCATAAAAAAGCCAGCAAAATGATCGACAAGCTTAGCGCGGTAGTCAAAGCTTCAAACGAAGACGTGCTAACCCAAAGCGTGATTCTCATTTCTCAAAGCGACTATCTTGCCTATCAGCAAGAAATTGGCGGCAGAAACGGCGGACTTTCGATACTGCTCAACTCCGGCGCAAACCATATCCTTGGCGTACCGCTTGAGGTAGCTAGTTTCGTACCTAAGGGCAAATTTTTAATGACGCCTCTAAAAAATCTCATCATGAGCGTAGGACTTGACATAAGAAGGACTCGATGGTACGACGTGGAAGAGAGCTGCCTCAAATACAAATTCGAGGTCTACAACGACTATCAGCTAGCCGTCGGTAAATGGGCCGTACTTTCCGAGGAAAACGACGCAGATAGCGACGGAGACGGCATCTAAGATGACCTTTGACGCCGCATTCAAGGACGCTCTAACCAAAAGGGCAAAAAGCGTCCTTAAAAACCCTAACGAAGTAACGCAAGAGGCCGTAGACGTCGTAACCAAAGAGGCGCAAGAAGAGTGCGCCGGCAAAGAGGTCAAAAGCTGGGCGGTGATGGATTTTTCGATGATTAGGCTAAAAATATACCTAAAAATCGAGCTAAAAGAAGAGGACGTAATAATGCTAAAAAACGCGCTAAACGAGATCAAAAACTCGCCGCTTTCCGGGCAAAGTAAGCCGGGCGGCCTAATTTATGAGGTCGTGTGATGCAAAATCTAAACAAGGCGGCGCAAAGCCTAAAAGAGCGTTTTGGCCTAATAGAGATTTGCGGATACGAGGCAATAGATCAGGCGGGCGACTATCTCGTGTTTGACGGGCTAGAAAGCAGCGACGATCTAACCGATACGGCGATATTTAGCATCGCCGTAGCTAGGCATTCTCTAAATGCGGACAAAGACGGCTTGCTTGAAAAGATCGACGAATTAAGGCTTGCGGTGTTTCAGTTTGGAGCGGCGAACGCCCCGCAAAAAATACTATCGAGCGTAAAAACGGCGTTTGTAAGCAACACTCTATACGTAGCTAGAGTGGTGCTTAAAATCCAAATATCGCCCGAAATAGACGAATTTTAAAAAGGAGACAAAAAAATGGCACAAGAAAAAGTAGCAAGATTGGCAGTAGCTACGGTGAGTTTCACGCCTCAAGGCGGCAATGATAGCATAACCCTCGGCTATCAGCAAAGCGTAAGTCTAAATAGAACCATCGAGAAAAAAGAGTTACTCTCAAACGACGAGAGTCTGGGGGAGACAGTGATGGAGCTTGAAACGAAAGCGGAATATAACTTCAGCACCGAAATAGGCGATGTAAATATCGCAAATTTGGCGCTTTGTTTTAAGGGCGTGGTCGAAGACGTGACGTATGCCGCAGCCGGCAAATTTTTCAACGGAAAAATAATCAAGGCCGACACCGAGCAAATACGAATCGGCGATCCGGTACTCAAAGACAACAAAATCTACACCGCTACCGAGAATATGGCGGCGGGCAGCTTCACGGTAGACAAGTGCGCCCCGAGGATATATCCCGCAAAATTCAAAAGAATAGCGCCGCAAAAACTCGCAAATTCGCTCGGCAAAATCATCGTCGAGGGCAAAAACCTAGCCACGGGCAAGGCTCAAATTTTAGTCATTCCGCTTCTTAACCTCAGTTTCGAGGGCGACGTGAGCGTAAGCGGGACCGATTTTGCCAAACTAAGCTTAAAAGGCAAGGTTCTCAAGGCGGCGGGGGAAGAGCTATTTAGCTTTATGGACGGCGAATAGGACGCTATGGGCTTGTCTTTTTGCCATATACTTCGTTGGATATCGCTACGGGCAGCAGTCACGTATCATATATACGCTCCTTTGCCCTTGCTTATCCGCCTCGTCTATGACAAAAATACTTCGCCTTAAAATTTTATAGGCTAAGAATGCCTTCGAATAAATTTTAAAAAGGAAAAAATGATGAAAACACGCTTTCCGTTTGAGATAAACATCGACGAGAACAAATTTCAGCTCGAATACAGAGAGCTAAAAAAGAGTGAGGCAAGAGAGCTAGTAGCGGAATTTGCCGAGCTAAAAAAGCAAATAGACGCTAGCGACGCGCTCAAAAGCGAGATAGCTTCGCTTGAAGAGAAAAAGGATATCAAAAACGATATAGCCTCTACCCAAAGCGGCGACGAAAAAGCAAAAACTTTGCAAGAGGTGCTTGCGCTCATCGAGCAGATAGAGGCAAAACGAGCGGAGCAAAAAGAGCTAGCTAGCGCCTCGATAGATCTTGACGTCGCCGCTAAAAAGAGGTTTGACCTTACTCTTGGCGGCGCCGATCTTGAAAAATTCAAAGCCGAAATAGAAGACAAGGGTCTAAGCTATCTATCGGTTATGAGCGCCATTGACGCGGCTATCGAGGCAGAGCGCTCAAAAAAGTAG